GACCACCTGTGTGAAAGTTTTAAAATTGAACTTCAGTATCTGCTGTTCCAATACTTTTTGATAGTCCTTGGCAGCAGCATCCTGGTTTATTAGAACACCATCGCACCAGATCTCAAACACATTTGGTTTCAGTCCACGGATTACTTTATACTTCTTACTGCTTGCAATGAACTCAATCTCAACTAGACAATTCTTTCCGTTGATACTATTGATTAGTTGTCCCTTGTTGACGTTGCGGAATGGTTTGCTGAATAGTACAAAACATAACGCATCAAGTACGCTACTTTTACCTTCGCCATTTTTTCCAACCACCAAAGTGCTACGAGATTTATCTAATCTAATCTCATTGGATACATTGCCCGTTGATAGAAAATTCTTATACTTTATAGAATTGAATACGATCATATTTCTTCCACGTTGAGTGCTTCTGCATACAACCCTTTCATGTACGTCTTGATCTTTTCTTTATCCAGATCAGTCTGAACTGAATCAATATAGTTTGATAGAATACTTAGTGTATCCTCAAGGTTCACTGTAGTTGCTACATCTGCATCCGAGAACTCAGAAAAGTCTTCAAGGATTTTGATATCATGCGCACCCTTAGTATACAGTTTATTTACAAATTGATCAAATTTATAATAGTCCGTTTTATTGACTACCACTAACTTCACATACTGATCTTTTAGATCTAGTGCGTCAAGATCAATCGGTGCCTGATCCTTATCATCATATTCAAGTTTGGTGAACATAACAAGTGGATTGGGGATGAACTCTAACTCTCTAGTATCCAAATCAAATATATGGAATCCCTTGGTGTCGTTGTAATCCTGCCAAGTAATTTCATATGGTGTGCCAAGGTATGTTATGTTACCCTTGGTTGACCTGTGATGGTAGTGTCCAGAAAATGTAGTATCGAACTTGCTGAATAGACTTGGGTTCAATCCATCATGACTTTCCATGCCACGGTACATTTGGAATCCGGCGACCTCAAGATGTCCCATGCAAATCTCTGCCGTGGTAGTTTTCAATTCATTCATACTCGCATCATAGTTGTCTGGACAGATCCAGGGTATCATGCAAATCTTCACACCACCCACTTCGATGGTAGTGGGATCTGGTATTGGAGTAATGTTTAAATAGTCACCCAGAAGAAGTTGAACGGTATTCACTTCATTGGTATTTTTGAACGCTGTATCATGGTTGCCGATAATGATATGTGTTTTGATATTTCGCTTCTGCAACTCATCAAAATAGATTTCACGTGCTGCCTTGATACTGACATGGTTGGTATACTTGCGGCGATCAAAGGTATCACCCAACATCAGTACAGTGTCTATACCAAGTCTATCGATTGTGGGGAAGAATACATCCCTATAGAATTTCCGATAGAACTCCATAAAGACACCACTGTCGTTTCTACAACCCCAGTGCGTGTCTGTGATAATTGCTACCCTCACTCGCCCTCGTCCTCGAATAACTTGATCTCAATAACATCAAATACGCCAAGAGTGATAGCAAATGCTGCGGCAAGTTTCATTGACTTGAACCACTTGGATGCAACTGTAGTGCCTGCAATATAATATGTTACCTTATACATTTTCTTCATCTCCCATGAATAGGTCTAGTTTGTCTTTGGACTTCTTTGGTTTCTTCACTGCTCGTTCTGTGGGTGCCATAAACTGCTTTTGTGCCTGTGCTGTCTGCAGCATTTCCAGAAATTGATTGCTGTACTCACCGTCCTCGTCTTGCTCCTGGAGTTCAAAAAACTCGAATGGAGCATCAAGTATGATACGGTGCTTGATATGTGATTGTTTCTTTTCTTTGGAGATACAACGCAGGAATGCGAAGTATATAATCTGAGTGAAATATGAGAAGGGATTGCTGGACTTTGCGGGATCAAAGTTTTTGATATAACGAAGGCAGTTCTCAATTCCATCAAACACCATATCATCTCTGAATGAGTAACCTATGAAGCAAGGTTTGTATGATAGGTGGGTTGCTATCTTGTAAATGCACTCACCGATATATGGTGGCACTTGGGGTGATTCTGAATCTGTTTCGCTTGCTTCTAATACATCCTTTCTGAACTCTATCATTGCTGCCAGAAATTCCTTGTTATCCACATAATGTTCATTCGCCATAAGATATCACTCCATTAAAATACCAAGTATACACCATAACGTCATTACAGTAAAGTTTATTTGTATCATTCAACTATTGACATTCTCAACAAAATCATATTTGCTTTATATTTGACGTAGAGGTATAATGGGGTGTAGGGTTTGATAAAGGGTATATTAATGTTTAGTTTCATTACCTCTAACAAATGATTTGTTACCTGTACTTTCTTCTGTACTTGGTTCAAAATCTTCATTGGGTTTGATTAGTTTCTCAAGAGCATCTAGGTATTCGTTCATCTCTGAATCATCATCCGAAGCAAATTCAGATTCATCTACTTCATCCTCTGCATAGGCAATTTCCATTCGTTCTACCAGTTTCAGATAGTTGGGAATGATCTTGTTATTCAATCTCTTCACAAACAGTATATGATTTTTATTGAATGAGAAAATATCACCATCAGTGAACTTACAGTAAGGTGATGCCACTAAAGTTCCTGTTCCATAATCTGCAATTGACGCAACAGATACAGACATAACTCCACCAAGCATTATTTCGTCCTCTGTTTCTTCAATCAATTCACCAATAACAGTCTCACCAGATGCAAACTTAATACATAGGTATTCTGGTATATACTCATCTTCAAAATCTTCACTCACAGATTTACCTCACATATTCGATAATCAAAATTCTCTTCCGAGTAGGTCTTCAACCTCTCAGCAAAGTGTAGCAACGTATAATTCTTACTATTCTTCCAAGACAGGTTATCTGAAATATCATACAACTTACATTCAGTCTTGCCATCTTTCTTTCTTAGACCTCTACCAACAGACTGTAGGTTTCTAATCTTTGACTTACTGGGTGATGCAAATATAACATTTTCAATGGAAGGAATATTGGCACCTGTAGAAAGTGTACCAACGCTCCCTATGATAATTGCATCTGATTCCAATTCAGTGATATGTCTGATTGCTTCTCTGTCTTCAACTTCAGTTCCACCATGCACGAAAAAGATTTTCCTGTTCTCAATGGCAGCATTCCTGATCAGATCATTCAATACAGTGCCATGTCGGATATACTGAAACAGTACAAGTGTATTACCTTTAGTATTTAGTGCTAGATTTTTTATGAACTGATTTCGCTTAGTGTTGGATACGAGGAAGTCAATCTCCTGCTGATACTTCAAATCTTTGTTTGCCTTTCTTATCTCGTCGGCATATTTCAGCACGATACAAATGATGTTCAATTTGGCAAGTGTACCGGCATCCATCAGATCCTTGGATGTGGTTACCTTATGGATGGGTCCGAATATTCCCTGCAACACCAAAGAATTTAATTTCTTATTATCCAGTGTTCCAGTTGTGCCGACCTTATACTTCATATTGACAGTCTTTTCCAGAATGGACACCAGAGACTTTGCTTGGGCCAAATGGCATTCATCGCAAAGTATCACATCGAATTGTTCAAACCATGACTTGGGTTGTCGGTGGATACTTTGCCAAGTCGAGATCATTACATGTTTGGAAAAATCCCGAGTGAATCCAGAGTATAACTTTTGACAGTGATCATCAACGGACCAACCATTGTTACTGGAGTAGTCAGCAAAATCATTATAGAGTTGTTCCACCAATAGAGTTGTGGGTGTGAGGATCAGTATCTTTCTATCCTGTTCAATGTGCCATCTTGAGATACTATACAGTATGGCAGACTTACCGGATCCAGTTGGCGCCAAGAGTATGGCACGATTAGTATTGATTGCATTATGAATGGCATCAATTTGATAATCACGAATAACAATTGGTTTGCCATGACCATATAGATCCAGTGACTTCAGATACTCGTGAACCTCTGCCATACTGATATTATTATCAACGACAATTGGATCAACTGTCTTCACTGTATAGTCATGTCTCTCTGCAAACTTCAATAAAAAATCATAGAGACCAACGTATAATGTTTTGCGATGGAGATCAAACAGTCTTACATATCCATCCCAGATTTTTGCTTTATATGAAGGCACAAACTGATATCCTTCCACTCGAAATTTGAAATGATCGGATAACTCCTGAGCAATGGAATCATCACACCGCACCAGCAAATGCACTTCATTGAGTTTTTCTATTGTGATCATCC